TTCTAAATACTGATGAAGCTGAATCAAAATATATTTCTCCAAGTGTGTGTATTCTTGAATCATAATTCTCATCTATGATTACATCAAATAAACCAGCATTGCGAAGTTCATCCGCAGTCATTCCTCTTGCGTTTAAGTGATAACCTGTTGATGACCTAAATTTTGCAGGTACATCTGGGTAAGTTGTGATAATTCCGTTGTTATTTACTGCTTTCATATTACGCTTCTTTTGATATTGTTGCCCACTGTTCAGTAGCTCCGTTAGTTGATACAATTTGAATTAGGTTTGTTACAGTTCCATCGTATGTCCCTGAAATTTCTTTTACACTTGCAGGTAGTGTTAATGTGTAGTTACCATCAATTACTAAATCTATAACCATCCCTGTTGAAACATTAGAGAATGTTAATGTAGTATTTGCACTTAATGTTTTAGTAAATACAGCAGCTGCTGACCAATCAACATCACTTGCTGATATAGTAGCTGAAGTAGTAAACTCTGCTCCCATTTTAGCATAGCTTATTGCATCATCAGCTATTTTAGCAGTAGTTATATTTGCATCTGTTATTTTAACTGTAGTTACTGCATCGTCTGCTATTTTAGCAGTAGTTATATTTGCATCAGCAATGTGTACTGTGTCTATTGCTCCATCAGCTATCTTTGCTGAATCTACTGCATCATCTGCAAGTTTAGCTGTAGTCACTGCTCCATCAGCAACACCCCCAGCACCATTGTATAACTCTGTAAAGTTATCATTGGTTTTACTCATAGCGGTTCTTAACGGGTCACCTGTTCCATCGTTTGCCGAAGTACCTATATTTATTGTTTGTTTTGCCATTTTATTTTATTTTAATATACTGTTGCGTCTGCTGTTAAAGTTGTGCTATCTGCACTAAATAATGTCGTATCTACTGTCAAATATGAGCCGTCTGCATCAAAAGGATATATTGCACCCCATCCATTCGCTTCATTAACGTTCCCAAACCAGCTTACACTATATATTGATCCAAATCCCATTTTCTTATACTGGATAAATTATTCCCCAATTATTAGATTCGCTATCATTTCCCCACCAGCTATCATCATATATTGATCCGAATGACATTTTTTATCTTTTCTATATAACTCTTTAATTTTATTTCGTTTTCTTTCTTAGGTTTATATGTTTTTTTGTTCTTTATAGTACCCATCCTGTCATATTTTGGTCTCTTTCTGGATACATACCTCCATTTTGATTAGCTGTATATTCTGGATATAGTTCACTATTCTGATCCATATAATCAATAAACCTTTGTGTATAGAAATCTGCAGTAGTTTTAGCTTGATGTACTAAATTATTAATCTCTTCAAGTGATGCTGAATCACTATTCTCTGATCTGTGTTTAAATACACCACCATTTGATATTTGAAATGCTGCATATTTCATATATTCTGATTGACTAAACCAAATAAGCATTGGTTTTAAATATGTATTTACAAGAATAGAATAATTACCACTTAAAGTACTATTCTTTATATCTGTTTGTAATTTATCATATAAAACCGTACCTAATTGTGTTTGTATATAAGTATCTTGAGCTACTTCAACAAACTGTATTAGTTTATCAGTATCTACATTCCCATCTATAATAGACTTTCTTTTTAATTCGTCAAGTGTTATAAATAATGCTTTCATTTGTTATAATTTGGATGATGTCCTCTGTTTGCCATATCTTTTGGTGCAATTTCCACTTCTGGAGCGTTTTTAGGCTCTTTTAAGCCATCTTTTATTGCTTCTGCTTCACTAACCAGGTTATTATCAGAAACTCTCTTCTTATACACCTTTAATTCCCAATAGTGATGACAATTTACACCGCCTTTATACTTAAATAATGAATAATTCTGTCCTTTATGACCTAATTCTTTATTTACACCTCTAAAAGACATCATATTTATATCTTCTTTTCTAAATACTAAATTTTGACCTGTTAATAGCTCCATTCTTTGACAAAAACGTCTGCTATCTGCTGAATTTCTTACAGGACCATAAGAATATCTAACTTTATATGTTGAATTATCCTGTGATGATACACTATTAGGTTTAGCATCATCTTTTGACACTTCTGCAAGTTTAGTAAAGTCAAATTCAGCTTCTGTATCTTCTACTTTCTCTGTATGTATAAGTTCCCAGTCATTTTCATCTACTTTTTCACCTAAACTTTCAAGTTGAGATAATAAATCATCTCCTTCTTCATCATTAAAGTCATTTTTCTCTTGTGATGATAGTTTTTCACCTGTTTCTTCCTCTCTTTTAATCTTTGTTTCAATGTTATCAAGCTCTGTAAACTCAATTGGTTGTAGAGTAACAAAGTAAAGATTAAGACCTATACCATTAAATGCTAACAGCTCATTAAAAGAGTTGATTAGTAGGGTCTGAAATGGTCTAATAACAATATTATCCATTAAAACAGATGCAGTTCTTAATTCTTCTGCATTATTTCCGAAACCAGTGTTATCTTTTATACCAAGAAGTATAGGAGAAACAACACCGTGACCAATCATTATCTTTTCTCTTGATTCTTTTGCTAAAAAGTCATATTGTGCGTGTGCATCAGGTAAATGTATTGCTTCTACTGTAGATTGATTCTCTGCATTATCGTTAAATGCTAATATAAATCTACCTGCGTTTGATGATCCACTAAACTTCTCATATATCTTTCTCTCAATCATCTCCTGTGCTTCATCACCTGGAATACCATTGTTAAAGTTTAATAAAAGTGATGGTTGTAAACCATTCTGTATATTATTAATGTGATAGTTTGATACTTCTTCCTCTAAAGAACAATACTGTAAACATCCTTGATAATCAACTGGAGAATAATAATAAAAACCAGCTCTATATGGTTTAATACAATATATCTCTACAGTTTCACTTTTTCTACCAAATTTGTATGCTGGTATTCTTCTAGGTTTATCAGATGGTTTTATTTCAGCCCATTTAGGATGATAATAATATCCTTGTACTTTTCCGTCTTTTGCTTTTTCCGCTCTTAATGTTTCAGTAGGAAAATGCTTAAGATGCATAATTTTAGTTTTTCTTTTATTATATACAACTTGTATTGCAGCTTGTCCAAGTAATTTTAAGTCTCCTACTATTCTTCTTACATCAACATCTTTTAATATTTGTTGCATTTGTCCAAACTGAACAGAATTAGTTTCTGAATCTGTTGCGTTTAATCCTCTACCATAAATCAAATCTGTAATACCATTTATACATCTTGAATTAGTTGGACTACCTGTATATCTTTCTATGATGTCACCAAAATAATTATTATCGTCACCATATTCAACCCAATCATACCTGGTTGATTCTTTTATAGAAGGTACTTCATACCCTGCTAAGTTTATTACTTTTACTTTGTTCATATTACAATATATTTTTGGTCATCTGTATCAGTTCCTACGTACTGATTATATTTATTACTATTTAATGTGTGGTCTGTTGTATTATCTGTTTGTGATGTACAGTATGCTTTACCTCTATATAATAATGTACTTCCTTGTTTAAGTTCAAACGAATAACTATTTTCAGCAGTTAAAATACTAAAAGCAATAGACATCTCCAAGTAATTACCATTAGATGATAATGAAGATGTAATGTCATTTATTGTTTGAGTTTTTCTTGTACCGTCTTCTACGATAACCATAGATAAGTCACTGGCAACTGTATATGCTCGTGGTATTATACTTATTGTTTGAGATGAAGTTGTTGGTGATAATCTTATCATATCTATATAACTTAATATGCTTAATTATGTTCAAAAAAAAAGAGGCAAATTGCCTCCTTTTCTTTTAAGAACACTCTATGTTTAAGAGTTAGTACCTTCAGTAATAGTAATAGTACCAGTTAATCCAGCAAAGTCTGTTGAATTAAATACAGCACCACCAGTATTTTTCATAAACACTGCTGGTCTTGTTTCCATAGCTGTAAGAGTTAAAGTGTATCCACTTAAATCTCCCATAGCAGCACCAGTTACAACTGTACCTCCAGATACATCTGCACCGTGTTCAAGACCTACCATCATATAGTTACCGTTATAATCTTCAACAACAACGTGAGGTCTTCCATAAGCCATTAATTTTAATTCTTTATTATCTAATTTAGATAATTTCTTAAGAGTTAAGTTAAGTGTTTGCTCATAGAAAGTAGTTCCGTTTTCTCTTGAAGAGTTAACAGTTTGCTCTAATGATGAATTACCTTTTACTTCATACTTATAACAAGTTAAGTCACCAGCTACATCACCAGTATATCCAGTAATATTAGTAATTTCTTCCCCAGTAGCGTCATCTGTTATACTTACAGTACCTAAATCTCCGTAGTTAACGAAATAAAGATTTTTTATTCCACCAACTACATCTTTGCAAGGTTCTTTTCTTCCTTTTGCGATATCACAAGCCATAATTTTTATATTTTATAAAAAAAGGCAGGTAGTAAAACTCCACCTACCTTTTTTATGTTAAACAATTTGTTTTATTATGCAGTAGCGTATAATACTACTTCACTTCCAATTCCGTGCTGAATACCAGCAGTAAATCTCATTACGACTCTTACGTTTTGAGAACCATCAAGGTCAGCCATATCAATTACTTTTACTTCGTTTTGGTCAGAAAGTAATCCTGTACCGAAGAATAAGTTTGATTTTTGAGCTGCTACAGCATCACTTGTTGATAAACCAGGAGCATAAACTACTTGAATACCATCAAATGATAAACCAGAACCCATATTGTACCATTGAGTACCTTCGTTGTTAGTACCTGCTGCTCCTAATCCTGAAGCACCAAATCCACCTAAAGCTCTTACATAGTTTCTGTACATATCAGCTGGTAAGAAAATAGTCATATCTTCTGCACCATATACAGTTGAAGGAATTGCATCAGCAATTTTACCAAGCTCTGTAATAATGTTAGCTGCAGTTGAAGTTGTACCTGTTACATCAACTACATCTGCGTCAGCACCTAAAGTAGTGATGAATCCATCAAATTGACCTGCAGTTGCGTTAGCACCAGTCCAAATGTTAGTCTCAATTCTTTGAGCTACTTTATCTGCTACGTGAGCAATTAAGAAATCTGCAAAGTTAGATGGTAAGTTGTCAAATGCAGAATATCCCATTTGAGCTGCTTCCCAGTCAGATCTAAAGTCTTTTTTACATAACTCAAGGTTCACTTGGAACTCTTCAGGTTGTAAAATTCTTTCAGTAAGAGTAAGTGTTGATGTATCAGCAAAGTCACAAGTTGCGTCTTTTACGATGTCATCAGTTGCCACTTTTTTCATTACTTGTTTATATTTAACATTAGGTACTACTGTAATATTACCTTCTGCTAAAGTTTTACCTGATAAAAGAGCAGCTGAGATATACTTCCCTGCAAATTCACCAGCGTAAGTAGTAGTTATTGAAGTTGTTGTTGCCATTTTTAAAAATTAATTAATTATTAGTTATTGCGTTTAATACTCTATTGTAAGTAGTGTTTCTATTTGCATTAGGAGCAAACCTAACACCAATATTATTACTTACTTCGTTTTCTGGTGAATGAGAGATTGCTTCAGCTGGTTCATCAGCAGAAAGTTCTTGTGGAACTTCTTCTTTAGCCTCTTCTTTAGCTTCAATCATTCCTCTTAATTTTTCTACCATAGATTTAAGTTCAGCGACTTCATCTTTAGTAGCATACTCTACAGCAGGAGACTCTTCTACGATGTCTTCTTCGTAGTTGTCCTCTTGTAGTTCTTCAGCACCTTCTTCTGCAGAATATGTAATTTTTTGTACATTAGCAGCAGGAGCTTCCTCTTTAATCTCCTCTTTAGCTTCTTTTTTAGCTTTAGGAGCCTCTTCTTTTAATTCAACTTCAGGAATAGTTTCCTCTTCTTTAGTTGAAGACAAAAGAACATCTTTGATTTTAGTTACAATTTCACTTGCTTTCATAAGATTCTTATTTATAGTTATTACTGATTTAAAATACTTTGTTGTATTTTTATGCTTTAGCTTGGATTATATACCAGTCTGATCCATCACTCCAAACAGTGATACCTTCATATTCTTTATTAATTTCATAATAAGAAGATGAACCATCTAATGTTTGTCCTGCTCTTGGTGTTAAATGAGCTCTTGTGCTAACAGAAAAACCTCCATTAGAAATAAATCTCATTATTCTGTGGGTGTTATTTGAAGTTGTTGCATCAGGTAAAGTAAGTGTCATACTTCCTGCATCTCCAGACCAAGATAATTTTATCATTTCAGAATCTTCATAAGTTGAGCTATTTAAATCAATAGTTTGACCATTTGAAACAGTTAAATTTGTTGGAACTATATAGTTTACTATATCCTTTATTTCTGCATATTTTGTTTCACCGCTTTGAACAACTGGTATTAGTTCTGATCCTTGTAATGCTGTAGATGCGTTTAATTCTGATATTTTTTTATTTGCCATTATAATATTATTTTACTGTTATCCTCCTGTAACAAGAAACTTCTATTTTCTTGTAATAAATAAAATCTTCCCCCTAATCTTCCTACTCCTTGTGCTTCAAGTGTACCATCACAACATTTTGTTGAATATGTTCTTCCGTCTGGACATAAACAACCTCTTTGTCCTGATTTAGGAGAAGAATAACTTAATGTTGCATTTTTTCTTCTTCTCATTTTATTGGAACACAATTAGGCACTTTTCTACCGTCTTTATCTTTCATACCTATCTGCTCATATCCATCCTGGCAAGGAGCTTTAAGATTGTGTTCCTCACAGGGCATATACCAAGTGTCACCTTCGTACTCGTGTGTATGATACCCTGAACAGCCAATATCTTCAGCAGCTTTTTCTGCTTCTTCTATAGTTGTATAAGCAGCTCTTCCATCAATAATAGTTGATGCTGCTTCTATTGCATCAAGTCCTTTAAGTTTAGATGTTACCCAAGTTAACATTGATTTACCACCCCACAATAAATATGAGATAGTTCCACAAGCTTCATTATTTCCTTCTTGATAATAAGCAGAAGCTCTTGATAAATATGAATATATGCGTTTAAGAGTAGGTAAAGTAAATTTCTCTCCTCTTTCAAGTTGTCTTGCTCTAACCTTACCAACTTGAGTTGCACATTTATTATTTACAGCTTCATTGTATTTAATTCCTCTTTTAGCATTGTTTTTTGCAGACTGTGGATATCCTCCATAAGATTCAAGTTCTACTTCTTGAGATAAACTTGCCAGTACTTCTGCTAATTCAAACTCTGCATTAAGTTCACTTAAACACTCACTACAAGCATTTTCTTCTATGCTTTCTTTAGGTCTTTCCATATTATCAGCAAAATAACCTTCTATAGAAAATCCTTTTACTTCTCCTTCTTTTACTGCTTTCCACACATCATCATTTAATACTTTCATTGATACCATCCAAGTTCCTTT